ATATAAAAGACTTATAAATATATGTTTTCCAGAATTTGAAGAAATATTTAAAGGCAGCAGAATATATGAAGAAACAGCATTAAACTTTATTAAAACCTTTCCTCATGCTTATATAGTAAAAGAAAAAAGAATAGATGCATTATACAATAATTTGTATAAAACTAATTCTAGACATGATTATTATTATGAGAGGTTAGCAAACAAAATCAAAGATATAGCAGTTAATTCATATCCAGGTGTCGATAAAGATCATTCGGATGTAAAGAACTTATCTGATATGGCTGCTATTTTACAAGAGAATATTAAGACAATAAATGAATTAAAAGAAAAGATGATAAAAACTGCAAAAGAGTCACCTTACTTCGATATAATTAATTCTTTTTACGGGATAGGAGAAGTATTAACAACCGAATTATTAGGTGAATTAGGTGATATAACAAGATTTGATAATCATAGACAATTAATTGCTTTCTGTGGTTTAGATCCAACAATAATTCAATCTGGGAAAAGTATAAACGTGCATGGAACTATTTCTAAACGTGGAAATAAATATGCAAGATGGATATTATTTAATATTAGTCAAATAGTAGTTAAGTTAGGGCATCAATGTCCTGGACACCCCGTATATGATTATTATTTAACAAAAAAAGCAGAAGGTAAACATTATTATGAAAACCTAACTGCTTGCTCTACAAAAATATTAAGAATGTTATATACAATGTGCAAAAATAATACAACATTCAAAATAAATTAACAAATTAATTTTAACATATATATAATTACATTACACGAAAAAAATTAAAAAAACGCATATTTTCGTGTTTTTAGTCGTGGTATAATATTAATATAAATTTAGTGTTGACAAAACTTAGATAGTCAATTTGTAGGGTAGAGATATCCTACTTTTTTTGTGAATAAAAAAGAACCAGAGATTACTCTGATTCAGTATCAAGATTATTAATAATATCAAGAACTCCATCCAATGCACTTTGAAACATGTGTGTATAAGTATTAAGAGTAACATCAATCTTGGTATGCCCAAGATACTTAGCAACCATAGTAACAGATGCACCACTATTGATAAGTAAAGAGGCACAGGAATGTCGAAAATCATGAAGTCTAATATGTTTTAAATCAGCATTGTCTGCTATCTTTTTACATACAATACGGACTTTTTTAGGATCAAATGGTCTAATACCATTATCTTCACCAAAGATGAACATAGAATCGTTAAAATTACGAAACTTGGATAGTTCATTTTTATATTCAGAAAGATGTTCAAGTAGTTCATCACAAATAGGTAATACACGATTGCTATCTCTAGTTTTAGGAGCAGCGATGTAATATTCATTAACTCGCTCAGTTTTTTTATTTTGAACTTGTTTATTTATCTTCATTTTCTTTTTAGAAAAATCAATATCTCTCCAAGTTAAACCTCTAGCTTCACCACATCTTAAACCACAGTAGTATAAAGTTTCAAATAAACATTTATATCTTAAATCATCTGCACAGGAAATAAATTGTTGAAACTCTTCATAAGTATAAAATTCCATTTCTTTCCTTAATTCGTTAGGATTAGTGAAATTAGTAATCTTTCTATAGGTACTCATGAAGTTAAGGTTATGCCAGGTAATCCCATAATTCAATATTGATTTAAAAAACTTAAGAATATCATTCTTGGTATTAGTTCCAAGATTAGGATTGGCATTCATTTGCTTTTTCCATTCTTCGTACATGGCAATATTAAAGTCTTTGCACTTAACATCCATGAATGATTCCAGATGCATAATCTTATGCTCATAGTTTCTTTTAGTTGTTAATCTAACCTTATCATCTTGATATTCAAGAAAGTGAGAATATAAATCCCTAAAGGTCATATCAGCAGGAGTAGTTTTATTTACATCTAGGTCAGATGTCATGAATTCAGATTCAGCCATCTTAGCCTCAGATTTAGTTCTGTATTTTTTACTTACCTTAGATTGTTGTCTACCAAAGATATCAACATAACTTACTTTATAAAAATAACATCTACCGTCTTTTGTAGGTGTTTTACTTTTGTATATAGGCATAGTATCACATCCTTTCAAATTTCGCCTAAATATTGTGAAAAATCCAGAAATATGGTACAATGTAAAAGGAATTCCATTTACATGATTTATTTCGATGGATCTTGTTTTAAAGCTTCTCTGGCTTTTTATTTGGTTTTCCAATTTGATCTACCATTGCCGTGGTAGGTCTTTTTTTTATTGATTTATGTATTTCGTTAGCTTTTTAGCCACTCCTAAAATTTTAATTTCTTTTGTAAATATTTCTTCAGTTGTGTATTTAGTAGGTAAGAAACCTGTGCTGTTATCAATGTTAAGTGGAGTAAGAATAATACCATCATCTTTGATAGTTACTCTTTTAAAAGTCGCATCTTCTGCATTAACCATGACACAACAATCTTGCCCTGATTCACAACTGTTAGTTTTTAAGAATACAACTATAGAGCCATCAGGATATTCTGGTTCCATTGAATCGCCTTGAATCTTAAGAGCAAAATATTCTTTGCCACCTTTAGTCCAATCAGAAGGAACTTCTTCAAAATCTACAGTATACATGTCTTCAACAGCTTCAAATGGCATACCAGCAGGAATTTTTCCAAGAAGTGGTACTCTGACAACATTTTTCTCCATGCTATCTAGTCTACCATCTTTTGAGATGTCCTCAATTAAATCAGCTTTATTACATTGAAAAAAATTAGCAAGAATCTCAATCTTATCTATATAAGGATAATTCTTTCCATTAATCCAATCAGATAAAGTATTATAACTGATACCAGTAGCTTCAACAACTGCCATACGATCTACATTTCTAAGTTCCATATACTTTTTAATATTCTTAGAAAGCACTTCTTTATTTCCTAATTCAGTCATATCTATTATCTCCTTTCAAAATGATTATACATTAATTCGTAAAATATTGCAACAAATTATGTTAAAAATTACGAACTAATCGTAAAAAGATGAAATAGAGTATTGACATACCGAATAAATCGGTATAAGATGGGTATAAGAGAGGAGGACAGAAAATGCAACTTTATTCATTAAAAGCAGTAAGAACAAATTTAGGTTTAACATTAGATGAAGCAGCTAAGTTGATAGGCATAAGTAAGTATACTTTATTTAATTATGAACATTATAAATCAACGCCAAACACTGAAAGAATAAGGAAAATTGAGAGAGCATATGGTATCAGTTATAATGAAATTAGATTTGTTCCAAATGCCAAAGAAAAAAGCATGAATAAAAAGCATTTAAAAGAAAAATGATGAGTAAACGGCAATTGAAAATCTATTTTTTTTGAGATGCAATACCGAAATGTTCGGGAAATAAAGAGCCAGAGAAGCTTTAAAAATGAGAAAGGAATTTAAAATGAGATCCAAATATAAATTGAAAACATGGGTGAAAGTATCACTTTTTATTGTTGCATACTTATTACCAATAATGATTTTATTAAGTATTAATTCTAAGCTTAACCAAATAATCGATAATGGCAATTCTAACTATTGTGTATTTATAAATGGATAATGTAACAGTAGCAGAATTAAAAGAAATGCTTCAGTATTATTTCGCAGGAACAAAAGAAATAAGAAAGATTGGATGCATTGGAGAAAACAGAGCTTTAGAAATTAAAAGACTTATAAAAGAAAAGATATTCAAAGAGGGCAAGAAATATATAATGCCACAAAACATGGTTCCTATGTGTGAAGTATTTGAATACTTTGGAATCGACATTGATTATCTTTACAAAGTAACAGAAATAACAGAAAGGAAAATAGTAAATGGAAGAACCAAATAAAATTGAAACTATCCCATCTAGGGAAGAAATGCATAAATCAGATGTAACAGAATATGAAATGATTTCTAAGTTACAAATAAAGAAAAATAAATTAAGAAAGTTATTAAAAGAAAAAGGAATATTAGTAAAAGGAGCTCACAATGATTTTGATGATTATGAATACTTTAGTGAAGCTCAATATAAAGAATTATTCACAGAACTATTAAGTGAATGTGATCTAGAATTAGACTCAACAGAAATAAATGTACAAAACATAGATGGAACTGATAAGCAAAAGTTCGGTGTGTTTGTAACAATAGAATTTATCCTTACAGATGTAGAAACAGGATATTCAATTAGATCAACTCATTCAGGTATAGGATTTGATAAAGGTGATAAGGCATTATATAAAGCTAAAACAGGTGCTATTAAATACTTCTTCGCAACAACATTCCTAGTAGCAACAAAAGATGATCCTGAAAGAGATGATAATGATAAAAAGTTTAATAAAAATGTAAATAAAGTTGAAAAAAACAGTAATAAAACTGTAATGATTAGTGATAACCAAAAAGCATTAATACAAAGACTATTCAAAGATAGTGTTGCTGATTTAAATAAAATACTTCAATCTTACGGTAAGAAAAAAGTAGATGAGTTATCAATAGCTGAAGCATCAGAAGTAATAAAAAGTAAGAAAGAAGGTAACAAATAATGAATGAATTAATAAGAATAGAAAATGATAAAGCAATCTTAAAAGAAGAAATGATAGCTAACATTTTAGATATAGAATCAAAGATAAAAGAATTAACAGATGTATATGATACATACAAAAAAATGATCCAAGAAGAAATGGAAAAGAGAAATGTAATAAAGATAGTAGATGAAATAACAGGTTTATCTATTTCTTATGTAGCAGCTCAAGAAAACTTGGAGAAATTTAATAAAACAAGATTAAGAGATAATTATCCAGATATCTATGATGAATGTATAGATATGAATGGAAAAAGAGCAGCCTACATTACAATTCGTAAATAATGGTCGAATCATGGGAGATAGCAGGAAGGACACTTGAATTTATAGAAGAAACACATACATACATCTATGATGGAGTAATCCTTCCTAGCATAACTCAAATATTAAAAACAAAGTTCGGTAAGAAATATAATGGAATATCAAAAGAGATTTTGAATAAAGCATCCCAAAGAGGAACAGAGGTACATAAGGCAATAGAAGATTATGAAACCAAAGGATCTGAAACAGAACATAAAGAGTTAAGAAACTATAAGTTCTTAAAGAAACAATTTAAGTTCGAATGCTTACAAAATGAAATACCTGTAGTGTTATTTAAAGATGACAAACCAATAGCAGCAGGAAGAATAGACTTAGTTCTTAAGGAAGGAAACAATGTAGGTATTGGAGATATAAAAAGAACTAGCACTTTTGATAAAGAATATGTAGCTTATCAAACGAATTTATATAGACTTGGATACCAACAATCATATGGTACAAAAATATCGTTTTTAAGGGGAGTACACTTGCGAAATGATGTAAGAAAGTACATTGAATTACCTATAAACGAAAACATGGCTATGGAGCTAATTAATAAATATTTAGAAAAGGAGAATAACAATGAATAAAGTATGTTTAACAGGAAGATTAAGCAATGATCCGCAAATAAGATATACATCAAATGGAGTAGCATGTGCAAAATGTTCAATTGCAGTGCCAAAGGAATTTAAAGATAAAGATGGAAAAGTAGGTGCAGATTTCATAAACCTAATAGCATGGAGAAATAATGCTGAATTTATGAATAGTCATCTAAAAAAAGGAATGAGAATCGGAGTAGAAGGAAAACTTCAAAACGATAACTATGAAAATAGTGATGGTAGTCGAGTATATGCTACCAATGTAATAGTAGATAGATTTGAATTCTTAGATAATAAAAAAGTAGAAGAACAAAGTGATCCATTCGAAGACTTTGGAGATAATGTAACTTTAGAAGATAATGACTTACCATTCTAGGAGTAGCTATGAGTGATTCTGTAATAATAACAATAATAATATGCTTAACAATAATAGTTTTATATCTAATTGATAAAAGGAAAAAATAATGGCTAGAAAAAGAATGTTTGATACTGAAATAATAAATCAAGATAGGTTTCTAGATTTATCTATAGAAGCAAAAGCTATTTATTTCTTATTAGGCATGAATGCAGATGATGAAGGATTTGTCTCTTCAAAAAGAATACTAAAATTATACGGTGGTACAGAGAAGAATTTAAAAGAGTTAGTAAGTTCAGAATTCATAATTAAATTTACATCAGGAGTTGTAGTAATAACCGATTGGAATGCTAATAATTGGTTAGACAGAAGAAGAATGAAAGAAACGATTTATCTTGATGAAAAGAAGTTATTAACTCTTAATTCTTCAACAAATAAGTATGAATTAGCAAATGCTAAGCCAATGCTTAGAGAGAATAGAATAGAAGAGAATAGAATAGAAGAGATTAGAGTAGAAGAGAATAGCATAGAAGAGATATTATGTCTTGATGCTCAAGACTGCATTCCTTATTCCGAAATCATCGATTATTTAAATATGAGAACAGGACATCAATATAAATCCTCAGTACAAAAGAATAGAACTTTAATTCATGCTAGATGGATGGAAGGATTTAGATTAGAAGACTTTAAAGAAGTTATTGATAAAAAAGCAATGGAATGGATAGGATCAAAGATGGAACAATATTTAAGACCAGAAACATTATTTGGTACTAAATTTGAAGGATATCTTAACCAACCATTTATTGAAAGAGAAATAACTACAGAAGATATATCAAAAACAATGGATTGGGAGGAATATTTAAATGACGAAGCAAGAATATGTTAAAGCAATGACTTACATGGGAGTTATGTTTAATAAACCTGTAGGAAAAGATGTAATAGAAGTATGGTATGAATTTTTAGCAAATGTACCTGAAATAACATTTAAAAATGCAATTAAACAATTAGCATTAAAAACAAAGTTTCTTCCAGGACTACAAGAAATAATGGATATGTGTAGTGAAGTACAATCTAAACAAAATAATTCAATATTACAATTAATGTATGAAGATGGATACTTTCATAAAAGTGATTATGGTGAAATAGATGCCGATCATGCATTTAGAAATTATGAGAAAGCACTAATGTGGATAAACAAAGGAATAATACCAGAGTGGCTATTAGAAGACATGATAGCATATGGATATAAAGCTAGTCCAAGAATTGAATCATCAAAGCCACTACAATTGGAGAATAAAAGTGACTAAAGAAGAGTTATCTAAATATTATTATCTTTCATTAGAGATAAAACAAATAGAAGCAAAGATAAGTGAAATAAATGATACATATATGAGTGCTAGTAAAATAAATGGAATGCCAAAGTCACATAAGATATCTAATCCTCAAGAAGAAAGAATATTATTAGTAGAAAAGTATCAGGAAAAGCTAGAAAGAAAAAAAGCCAAAGCTATTCAGGAAATGCTAAAGATAGAAACATATTTATTAGATATAGAAGATATAGAAACTAGAATGATATTTAATTACAGATATATAGAACAAAAGAGTTGGGAACAAATAGCAATGTTAATGCATATGGGAATCGCAACAGTATTTAGAAAACATAAAAATCAGTTAAAGGTGAATCATGAAAATTAGAAGTTACCTAGAGTTACAAAAACAATACAATACATTAGAATTAAAATACGAAACATTAAAGGATCAAGTAAAAGAAGATTGCTTTAAATCTTTACTAAAAGTTCTAAGTGAACAAAATGATGTTGAAAGATTAAGAACAGAAAATAAAAAACTAAGAATGAAAATCAAAGAACTAAAAGCAAATAATCAAAACTAATTAAAGATGATAGTTAGTGATAGTTTTTATAAGCTATAATGATATTATGAGAGGAGACTTAGAAATAGGTCTTCTTTTTATTTGTCATTAGATGGTGGTGCATTGGCTAATATAATTTTTTTGTTTTAAAGTTAACCGACCTTTTATTCTATAGTATCATTAAGACTCCTTTCGATATTAGCCAATACACTGTTATCTAGTGATGAGATATAAGAAGGTGAGTGGGATGCTAAAAACATGTAGTATATGTGGCAGAATACACGATTTTGATAAGGTTTGTTATAACAGTAGATACAAGAAGACAACCAAACAAAACAAGTTCAGAAACACATATATATGGCAAGAAAAAAGGAAAGAGATAAGAGAAAGAGATATGCACATATGTCAGGTATGCTTAAGAGATAAATATGATACAGACTTTAAGTATAACTATGAAGGATTAGAAGTGCATCACATCATTCCGTTAGAGGAAGACTATTCAAGAAGACTAGATAGTTACAATCTAATAACTTTATGTAATATGCATCATAGGATGGCAGAAGAAGGAATCATAGAAAGAGAATATCTAGAAAAGATAGTCCAGGAATATTATGATCCCCCCAGGGGTAAAAGAGAAAAAGAAAAATAATTTTTCTACACCCACAGCCCACCTACATTCACACAAAAATAAAATTGTCGTGAGTTTTTTGGAAAAGGAAGGATAAACATGAGAAGATACGAGAATGTAAAAATAAGTGATTTAAAACCTTATGAGAATAATGCAAGAACACATAGTGAAGCTCAAGTTGAAAAGATAGCTAATAGCATTAAAGAGTTTGGATTTATAAATCCAGTTATTATCGATAATGATTATGGAATCATAGCAGGGCATGGTAGAGTAATGGGTGCTCAAAAGTTAGGCATGGAAGAAGTTCCGTGTCTTTTTGTTTCTGATTTAACAGATACTCAAAAAAGAGCATACATATTAGCTGATAACAAATTAGCATTAGATGCAGGATGGGATGATGAAATCCTAAAACAAGAAATTAAAGCATTAGATGATTTGAACTTCGACATATCACTAACAGGATTTGATCTAGATGAATTTGATTTTACTCAAAGTGATATAGAATTTGAAGAAGATGAATATGATGTAGATGCTAATATACCAGAAATACCAAAAGCCAAATATGGAGATATCTATCAATTAGGAAATCATAGACTTATGTGTGGTGATAGTACAAGTGAAGAAGATATCAGTAAGTTAGTTGATGGAGCAGAAATGGATTTATGTGTTACAGATCCACCATACAATGTTAATTATGGATCAATCAATGAAACAGGATATGGTAAAGAAAGAGATAATGGAAATAAGATATTAAATGATAACATGGATGATGAATCATTCTATCAATTCCTATTAGCTTTTTACACACAAATGGTAAGAGTATTAAAACCAGGTGGAGCATTCTATATATTCCATTCAGATACAGAAGGATATAACTTTAGAAAAGCATTAAGAGATGCAGGTGGAGAATTAAAACAAAATCTTATATGGGTTAAGAATGCATTAGTGCTTGGTAGACAGGACTATCAATGGAAACATGAGCCTTGCCTTTATGGTTGGGTACCAGGAGCAGGTCATTACTTCATAGATGATAGAACACAAACAACAGTGTTTGAAGATAAAGCAGATTTGGATAAATTATCTAAGGAAGAATTGAAAGAAATGGTAAGAGAAATCTTGGAAGATAAAATACCAACAACAATTATCCATGAAGATAAGCCATTAAAGAATGATGTTCATCCAACAATGAAACCAATAAGATTAGTATCAAGACTTATTAAAAATAGTAGTAAGCCAAAAGAAAATGTAATAGACTTCTTTGGTGGTTCAGGATCAACATTAATAAGTTGCGAACAATTAGGTAGAAATTGTTATTCAATAGAACTTGATCCTAAGTATGTAGATGTAATCATTGATAGATGGGAAACACTAACAGGAGAAAAAGCAATCAAGTTAGTTGAAGGTAAAGGCAATGAAGATTAAAATCTTAGAATTGTTTGGTGGAATAGGAGCATGTAGTAAAGCATTTGAAAAACTTGGAATACCATATGAGATAGTTGATTATGTGGAAATAGATAAACATGCCGTAGATAGTTTTAATGCTATTCATAACACAAATTATCAACCACAAAATATAACTGAGTGGGATAAAGATATAGATGTTGATTTAATAATGCATGGAAGTCCGTGCCAAGATTTCTCACTTGCTGGAAAACAAGCAGGTGGAGATAAAGATAGTGGTACTCGTTCAAGTTTAATGTATGAAACAATTAGGATTGTAGAAAAACTAAAACCTAAAATAGTTATATGGGAAAATGTTAAGAACCTAATAAGCAAAAAACATAAACATAACTTTGATGCATATATAGATACAATGAAAGAGTTAGGATACATTAGCTATTATCAAGTATTAAATGCTAAAGACTATGGAATACCACAAAACAGAGAAAGAGTATTCACAGTAAGTATTCTTGACAAGCACACGGAAAAAGATGAGAAAATCAGTTTAATTGTCAAAGATTTTAAATTTCCAGAAAAGAAAGAACTAAAGCTAAAACTTAAAGATATGTTAGAGGACTCAGTTGATGAGTCTTTTTATTTGACTGAAGATAAGATAGAAAAAATATCTCACTGGAATGCATATCAAAAGCCGTTCAAAAAAGTGAATGGAAATAATAGCATAGTTCCAACGATAACTGCAAGAGGTGCAGGCGAGGATCATAGTGGAATGATTACATATAGTGATAGATTAGAAGAAACAACTAATCTACAAGAAGAATGTCTACACATAAAGAATGCAACTAAAAAAGGATATCTAGAAGCATACGATGGAGATGGGATTGATATCTCTAGTAGAATGCAATATCACAGAGGAAATGTACAAAAAGATAGTATCCAAACATTAGACTGCACAGGTGGTGAAGGTCATGGAGTAGTAGTTAAGAATTTAAAACAGAAATTATGTGACCAACTAATAGAAACAAATCAAGTATCAGAGGGAGATGTAATTAAACACAGTTATACTCAACAAATACTTGATGGAAAAAAGAAATGTGTAGAAAAGAGTGATGGAATAATGATAACCTTAACAACTCGAGGTGACTGTGTAGGAACAGCAGTAAAAGATAAATCTAATAATCTTAGAATTAGAAAACTTACTCCAAAAGAGTGTTGGAGATTGATGGGATTTGAAGATGAAGACTACGAAAGAGCTAGTAAGGTAAATACTAAATCACAATTATATAAGCAAGCAGGAAATAGCATAGTAGTAAATGTGCTAGAAGAAATAATAAAACAATTAATAGAAAGAGAGAATTAATATGATAGAAAAAGTAAATCCAAGTCATCCTGATAAAATAGCAGATCGTATTGCTGGAGCATTAGTTGACTTAGCATATAAGAAAAATAAAAATCCTAAAATAGCTGTAGAAGTTTTAATAGGTCATGAAAGATGTCATGTAATTATAGAAACAAGTGAAAAATTTAGTTTTAAAGAAGTAGCTAAAATAGTAAATAGATTAGCTGGAAATATCTACTTAGACTTACAAGTAGTAAAACAAGATAAACACTTATCAAAAAATCAAAATGGAAAAGTTAGATGTGGTGATAATGGAATATTTAAAGGTGTGCCATTAAGATTATGTGACCAAATGATATCAATGATAGCAAGAGATATTTATGAAAAATATCCTTATGATGGTAAATACATTTTAGATAAAGGACACTTAACAATATGCCAAAGTAATGCATCTAAAAAAGATTTAAGAATATGGTATCCAACAGCAACCATAAATCCATTAGGATATTGGACTGGAGGTATAAATGTAGATACAGGTGCTACAAACAGAAAGCTTGGAAGTGATATGGGAATGTCAGTAACAGGTGGAGGATTACATGGTAAAGATTTATCAAAAGCAGATGTATCAGTAAATATTTATGCATTTATAAAAGCTCAATGTACAGGCGAAGAAGTAAACCTTAGTTGTGCAATAGGAGATACAGAAGTAGATGGAGTACCATATGAAGAAATAGTTGAATTAGCTAGAGATTTCATAAATGAGATTGGTGGATTTGAAAAATTTGCTGAGTGGGGATTATTTTAATGAATAAAATGTCATTAAATGAACAGGCTCAAGAAATATTAAGAATAGCAGAACAGCATGGAGTCGAGCAGAACTTTTTCTTCTTAACAACATTCAAAAGATATCAAGTACAACTTCAAATACTTAATGATTTAGAGAAAAGTATTAAAGAAGATGGAACAACAGTAACTAAAGAATATGTTAAAGGAAGAAAGAATGTCTACTCACATCCTGCTATATCTGACTATAACAGGACAACAGATAGTGCAAATAAAACAGTTAGTACCTTAATGAAAATAATAACTTCATTAAGAAAAGATGATGTTACAGAAGATGATGATCCACTGCTACAAATAATAGCTGGTGGCTCACTTGAAAAATAAAGCATACCAATATGCAACAGAAGTAGTATCAAAAAAAATAGAAGCACCAAAGTATGTTATTAAACAATGCGAAGAGTTTCTAAAAATAGCAAATGGGAAAGATAAAAAGTATCTAATAAATGAAAGTAAAGTAAAACAAATTGAATCAATTTTAAAGATATTAATAATGCCAAAAGGATTAAAAGCAGGACAATCAATTTATGAATGTTCATGTGGATATCAATGGGTATTTTATATATCAATACTTTGTGTAGTTTATAGAAACAATCCTAACAAAAGAAGATACGAAACTGCGATATTGGAAATAGCAAGAAAGAATTTTAAAACATATACAATAGCAACAATATTTATTTTATTGTTTCTACTAGAACCTAAATATTCAAAATTTTATTCAGTAGCTCCAGATGGATCATTATCTCGTGAAGTTAAAACAGCCATTGAAGAAACATTAAAATCTAGTCCTTTAATTTATCAACATCATGATAGTAAAAGATTTAAGATTTTAAGAGATTACATTCAATTTAATATTACAGAATCAAGATATTATCCACTTAATTATTCTTCAAGTAGAATGGATGGAAAACTTCCAAATGTATTCCTAGCAGATGAAGTTGGAGCATTACCTAATCCATATGCAATAGAATCAATGAGATCAGGACAGTTAAATATTTTGAATAAGTTAGGTTGTATAATTTCAACAAAGTATCCAACATTTAATAATCCATTCGAGGATGAAGTAGGATATGCCAAAAGAGTTCTTGATGGAATAGAAAAAGATGAAACAGTATTTGCACTTTTGTATGAGCCAAATGATGATATCAGTAAACAATGGATATCAAATGATGATGTTCTTAAACAATCAAATCCAGTAGCATTAGAGATACCTGAAATATGGAATGACTTAATTAAGAAAAGAGCTAAAGCAATAGCAGTAGAATCAGTAAGAGAAAATTTTCTAACCAAACACTGTAATATTATTTATCAGGGAATGGGAACAGAAAGCTACATAGATATAAATGAAGTAATGAATTGTCGAGTATCTAAAATAGATTGGACAGGAAGAAAAGTTTATATAGGAGTAGACTTGGCAATGACCAATGATAACTGTGCTGTGGCAATGGTGTCAGAAGAAAATAACGAAATACTGGCAGATGTAATTGCTTTCATTCCAGAAGGTAGAATAGAAGAAAAAGATAAGTTCGAAAAGATAAAGTATGAAGACTTTATAAAACAAATGAAATGTATTGCATGTGGAAATAGAACAGTGGATTACGGAGTCATAGAAGACTTCGTTTTTAGTATTGAAGAAAAGTATAAAGTAACAGTCATGGCAATAGGCTACGATAGATACAATGCTTTATCATCAGCTCAAAAGTGGGATAAGAAATATAACACAATCCAGATTAGACAACATAGTGATACACTTCATAGTCCAACAAAGTTATTGTATGAAAAGATTATGGATAGACAATTTAGATATGAGAATAATAAGTTGCTTGAAATAAACTTTGAAAATGCTAGATGTACATACGATACCAATATGAATAGATACATAACAAAGAAAAGAAGTCAGGGTAAGGTCGACATGGTTGTAGCACTAATAAATGCAGTTTATTTATTACAACAAGATGTATTCCTAGACTCAGGTGATTTCTTTGTTCAAGTAATTGAATAGGAGGTGAGTAGATGGGATGGTTTGATAGATTTAGAAAAAGAGAAGAAACAATATCAACTGAAGAGGTAGTAAATGATGTTCTATTAAAAGCCATGTTAAAAGGCGAAAGAATTGATAAAGATAAAGCCTTATCACTTCCAGCCGTATCAAGTGCAGTTGATAGAATCAGTAATACCGTGGCAATGATACCAATCAGACTTTATCAAGAAACAATCGATGAAACTACAGGTAAGAAAAAAGTAATTGAAGTCAAAGATGATCCAAGAATAAATATTTTAAATGTTGATCCTGGAGATACACTTGATGCATTTCAAATGAAGAAAGCATGGGTTCAAGATTATTTACTAGATAAAGGTGGATATCTATTTATAGAAAAGAAAAAGAATAAGTTTATAAGTTTAAGATATGTAGACTCTAGCTATGTATCGGTAGAAAAAAACTTTGATCCAATTTATAAAGATATCAAGTATATGGTAAATGGTAAGGAATATGAAACATTTGATTTTATTTCTATTTTAAGAAATACAAAAGATGGTGGATCAGGAAGAAGTGTAATAAGCGAAGTATCAACAGCAATAGAAAATGCATATCAAACACTTTTATATGAATTAGGATTAGTCAAAACAGGTGGAGCAAAAAAAGGTTTTATAACTTCACAAAGAAGACTTGGAGAAAAAGAAATCCAAATGTTAAAAAAAGCTTGGGCTAATTTATATTCAAACAAAAGTGAGAATGCAATAGTATTGAATGAAGGTATGGATTTTAAAGAAGGATCAAGTACAACAGTAGAACTTCAATTGAATGAAAGAAAGAAAACACTTCAAGAAGAAATAGATAGCATATTTCATAATAAAGAAAACTTTGATGATTTTATGAAGGAAGCAATAATGCCAATTCTAACTGCTATAAAGATAGCTCTTAATAAGGACTTTTTACTCGAGAAAGAGAAAGAGTCTTTTTATTTTGAATTTGATACTAGAGAAATATCTCGTGGAAATATCAAAGAAAGATATGAGGCATACAAAGTAGCAAGTGAAACAGGATGGATAAGTAAAAATGAAATTCGTTATTTAGAAGACTATGACAGTATTGAGGGATTAGATGTTATAACACTTAATCTTGCCAATGTTGTATTTGATACCAACACAGGTAAATATTACACACCAAATACAAATGCCATAGTTGATATGAATGGAGGTGAAATGGATGAGGGTGGAAGTCAGGAACAACAAGATACTGATTGATGGTTATGTAAATGCAGTAGAAAGAGAATCCAAAGTCTTATATGACACTCGTGGTCAATTCATTGAAAAGATACGAGCAGGAGTATTTCAAAGAGCATTAGAGAAAGCAGAAAATGTCAGAGTCTTATTAGATCATGAGCCAGATAGAGAATTAGCAGATACCAAATCAGGTAAAGCAAGATTAGTTGAAGACAACATTGGTCTAAGAGCTACAGTCGAGATTGATGATCCAGAAGTAATTCAAAAAGCTAAAGAGAATAAACTTCGTGGTTGGTCATTTGGATTTCTTTGTAATAAGGAAGACAGAACAACAGATGAAGATGGAATCGAAAAGAGAACAGTTAGAGATTTAGATTTACTTGAAGTATCAATTATCGATGATAGAAAGTCACCTGCTTATCTAGGCACTAGCATAGAAGTAAGAGATGACAAAGTAACACTTATTGAATACAGAACCGATATGAGTGATGTAGATGTAAGAGTTATCGAAGATGCTAAAAAAATAGATTATTCAGAATATGAAAATCGACTTGCAAAAGTCAAAGAAAGTTAGGAGGAAGAGAATATGAATTTAAAAGCATTAACAGAACAAAGAGCTGAAAAGCAAACTGAAATGGAAACTTTACTAAATACAGTAAAGACAGAAGAAAGAGCATTTAGTGATGAAGAAAGTGAATTATTTACTCAATTAGAAAGTGATATTCAAAGAATCAATGAAACATTAGATGCAATAGCTAAAGGAAGAGAATTAACAAAAGAACCTGAAGCAGAAGAAACAGAAGACAAAAAAGAGGAGGAAGAAGAAATGAAAGAAGAAGAAAACAAAGTAGCTCAAGAAGAAAGAGCATTTGAAAATTATATCAGAGGAGTTGTATTAGAAACTCGTGATGATGTTAATTTAACAAAAGGTGATAATGGAGCAATCATTCCAACATCAATTGCTAAAAAGATAATTAAAAAGGTATATGATGTATCACCATTATTAGAAAAAACAACTAAATATAATGTTAAAGGTAAGTTAGAAATTCCTTATTACAATGAAACAAGTGATGCAAAAGTAAATATGGCATATGCTACAGAATTTGTATCATTAGAAAGTAATGTAGGTAAATTCACTACAATCGAATTAACAGGATTCTTAGCAGGAGCATTAGCTAAGTTAAGTAAATCATTATTAAATAATAGTGACTTTAATTTATTAAATGAAGTAATTAACATTATGTCTGAATCAATTGCAAGATGGGTTGAAAAAGAATTAATCACAGGAACTACAGATAAAGTAGATGGATTAAAAGGTGTAACATTAGGTGTTACTACTGCAAGTTCAACAGCAATCACAACAGATGAAATTATTAAATTAAAAAGAAGCATTAAACAACAATTCCAAAAGAATGCTATTTGGATCATGAATCCAGAAACATTAACAGCAATTTCATTATTAAAAGATGACAATGGTAGATATTTATTACAAGATGATTTAACAAATGATTTTGGTTATACATTATTAGGTAAACCAGTTTATGAATCAGATAATATGCCACAAATTGGTGCAGGTAATATTGCTATCTATTATGGTGACATGAGTGGTCTTGCTACTAAGTTCGTAGAAGAATTAGAAATCGAAGTTCTTAGAGAAAAATATGCAGATCAACATGCTATTGGTGTAGTTGCTTGGATGGAATTCGATGCTAAAGTAGAAGATGCTCAAAAGATTTCTAAATTAACTTGTAAAGCCTAAGGTGATTAATAATGTATAAAGCATTAGTAACATTCAGTGGATTAGTATCTGCTTGTAAAGGACAAACAATTAATATTGAGAATCAAGAAATAGCAAAAGACTTATTGGATGCAGGCTATATTGAGCCTGTGTCTGATAAACCAAAGAAAGAAACTACTAAAAAGGCAAAAGAAGAAACTCCAGAATAGGAGGTGTAGCTAATGAAAGTTAGTGAAATAACTTATCGAGAGATAGCTGAGTATATCAGACTAACAGAAGTAAGTGAAGAAGATATGTCATTATTAAATAACTTAATAAATATTGCTAAAGCTTATCTAAAAGAAAATACAGGTGTAGAAGACTTGGATGAATTTAATGACTTTGTGATAGTCATTTTTATTTTGTGCCAAGATATGTATGACAATAGAACTTTATATGTGGATAACACAAACATGAATAAAGTAGTGGAAAGTATTATTGGAATGCATACAGTAGGTAACATATGTTAAATGCAGGTAAGTATAACAAAAAAATATCTATATACCAAGTAGAAAAGAAAGAAGATGAAAGTGGATTTAAAAAAGAAACTAAAACACTTCTTCTTCAAACTTGGGCTAATGTTAAAACAACAAAAGGATTTACTTTAATTGCTAATAATACTGATTTTGAAAAAGCATACACTAACTTCACAATAAGATATCCAAAGGTAAAGATAACTAGAGATATGACAATAGAGTTTAATTCAAAGGTTTATACAATTGAATATCTAAATAACATTGATGAAGAAAATGTTGAATTAGAAATACAGGCGAAAGAAGTGACTAAATAATGGCAGGGTTTGATTTAGAACTCCCAGATGATCTAGTAAGCAATTTAAAAATGATTACAGAAAACACTGATGAGATGTTCGGTCGAATGACTAAAGCAGGAGCAGATGTAGTTTATAAAGAAGTCATGAATAACATGAAATCTAGTTTTAAATCTACTAAAAGTCTTGAAAAAGGATTAAGGATTACTAAAACATATAAAACTAAAAGTGATGATGGAATAAATACTAAGGTTGGATTCTATGGATACAACGATAAAAATATTCCGATACCACTTATAGCATTAGCTCGTGAATATGGTACAAGCCGTGGAGAAAAGAAAAAGCCATTCTTTAGAAAAGCGTTTAATAATACAACAGCAATAGAGAATGCAATGTTAAAAGTACAGGAGGAATACATAGATGAAGAATGATTATATGTTGATAAAAAATATTTTCAAAGATTTTGAAGTACCTGTTGAATTTATAAGATACACAGGAAAAGAAAAAACATACATAACTTATTCATTCATAGATGATAGACCAGGTGTGGTAGCAGATGATAAAGAAATCTTGAGTATAGCAAACATAGATATAGATATATTTAGTGATAGCAATTATTTAGATATAGAAGAAAAAGTAGAAAAGATAATGATAGAAAATAATTTTATAAGAGTTGGTAGTAGTCCAGATATGTATGAAGAAGATACAGGACTATATCATAAGACCATAGAATTTGAGAAAGAGAGGATAAGATAGTATGGCAAGAATAGGATTAAATAATTTTAGATACGGAATATTAGATGATGAAACAGAAAAATACAATGGTGCTTTAACATTAGGAAAAGCAATTGATTGTAAGGTTTCATTAGATTTAAATTCAGCAGAATTATATGCAGATGATACATTAGCAGAATCAGATTATTCAGTAAAAAAAGGAACAGTTACAATCACATTTGATGAAGATGATGATGAAACAATTGCTACATTAACAGGACATGAAATAAGTGATGGAGAAATAATTAGAAAAGATACTGATACTCCACCATATATTGGATTCGGTAGAATCATAACAAAAGTAGTAAATGGTAACTATTCTTACAAAGTTGAATTCCTAAATAAAGTTAAATTCAAAGATGCAATGCCTGATGAAAAAACAAAAGGTGAATCAATTGAATATACAACACCATCATTAGAAGGATCAGTAATGAAACTACAAGATGGTACATGGTCAATTTCAAAAACTTTCACAACTCATACAGAAGCACTTGCATATCTTGAAAGTTTATTAGAAAAGAAAGCATAGGTGGTATAAATGAAAGATTACAAGTTCACATTTGAAGTCGATGATAAAACATATTCATTGATTTTTAATTTAAATGTAATGGAATCAATCCAAGCCAAATATGGATCAGTACAAAAGTGGGGAAAACTAACAGACAACAAAAATGGAGAACCAAATGCAAAAGCTCTAATATTTGGTTTTACTGAAATGATAAATGAAGCCATCGATATTGAGAATGATGAGCTTGGATCAAATAAACCATTACTAACAACAAAACAAGTTGGAAGAATAATCACTAAAGCAGGTATTCAAGAATCAGCTAAAAAGTTGAATAAAGCAATAACTGAAAGTGTAAAAGATGAACACCCAAAAAACGAATAGTCCACGAAGGTGAATCAGATAAGATTGACTTCTCGTGGATTTTATTTGTGGGGGTAAAGTTGTTAGGACTAAATAAAAAAGAAGTAGGTAGATTAACCTACAGAACATTTAAAAATCTTTATTACCATTATCAAAACTATTATGATTTCACACTAGCCAAGATAAGTTATCAAAGATTAGAAGAAATCAATATGGAGAATGATGAATGGTTAAAGTAGAGGGAGGTAATGTATGGCAAAATCATTTGGTGGATCAATAAAGTTAAAAGGCGAAAGTGAATATACTAAAGCCTTAAAAACAATAACAAGTAACTTAACAGTAATGTCGAGTGAAATGAAAAAAGTATCAGCTCAATATGATACAAGTGATAAATCAGTACAAGCATTAACTTCTCGAAACAATGTCCTTAATAAAGAAATAGAAGAAGGAAAGAAGAAAGTTGATGTATATAAGTCAGCATTAGAAAACTTTCAAGCTCAACAAGATAAGAATGGTGCTAGTTTAATGGAACTAACAATAAAACTTGAAAAAGAAAAACAAAAGTTAGAAGAATTAAAATCTAGTACTTCATCAACTTCAGATGAAATCAAAGCACAAGAGAAAGTAGTAGCAAGTTTATCGAATGAGTTAGCCAATGGTGAGGCTCAATATGAAAAAAATAAGATTGCTATCAACAAGTATCAAACACAAATGAATAATGCTGAAGCAGATGTAATAAAAATGTCTAAAGAGTTAAATAAAAATAATGAGATTTTAGATAAAACAGAAGAAGGTATGGATGATGCATCTGATGCAGTAGATGATTTTAAAGATTCAGAAAAAGGTGCTCAAAAAGAAACATTAACATTAGGAGATTTGATAAAAGGAAATCTAATAAGCCAAGCAATCATATCAGGAGTAAAGACGTTAGCTAGTGCGATGAAATCAGTAGCAAGTGGATTAGTTGATTTAGGTAAACAAGCTATACAACAATATGCCGAATATGAACAATTGGTAGGTGGTGTAGAAACTTTATTTAAAGATAGTGCTAATGTAGTTCAAGAATATGCTAATAATGCATATAAAACAGCAGGACTTAGTGCGAATGAATACATGAATACAGTAACAAGTTTCTCTGCAAGTCTTCTACAGAGTTTAAATGGAGATACTGCAAAGTCTGCTCAGGTTGCAGATATGGCAATAACCGATATGGCAGATAATGCTAATAAGATGGGTACAGATATGAGTATGATCCAAAGTGCTTATCAGGGATTTGCAAAACAAAACTATACAATGCTAGATAACTTAAAATTAGGTTATGGTGGTACAAAAACTGAAATGGAAAGATTACTAGCAGATGCTACTAAAATAAGTGGAGTCAAATATGACATAAGTAGTTTGAATGATGTATATCAGGCAATACATGTTATTCAGGGAGAATTAGGAATCACAGGAACAACTGCTAAAGAAGCAAGTTCTACAATATCAGGTTCTATAGGATCAATGAAATCAGCATGGACAAACTTGATAACAGGAGTAGCAGATGACAATGCTAATTTTGAAGAATTGATTAGTAATTTTGTAGATAGTGTTATGACAATGGCAGATAATATACTTCCAAGAATAGAAATAGCCTTAGATGGAATTATTAATTTGATTTTAGGATTAGCTGATACATTGTTACCAAAGGTATTAGATATGGGTGTGAATTTAATTCAAAACTTAGTATCTGGAATATCAAATAATATAGGTTCATTAATGGCTACAATAAATCAGATCATAACAACAGTTTTAAATGCCTTAATTGGAATGCTACCACAATTATTACAAACAGGAATACAAGTAATAGTTTCATTAATAACAGGAATAGCTCAAGCATTACCAACATTAATTCCACAGATCATAGAAGCTGTAGTTTTAATGGTAGATACATTACTAGATAACATAGATTTAATAATTGATGCTGGAATACAATTGATATTTGGATTAGCAGATGGACTATTAGCAGCACTTCCAGATTTAATAGATAAGATACCAATCATAATAGATAAGTTAGTAACAGCAATAGTGGATAACTTACCAAAGATACTTGAAATGGGAATAACATTAATCATAAAGTTAGCAGAAGGATTGATAAAAGCAATACCACAATTGATATCAAAGATACCACAAATCATTACATCACTAATAAATGGAATCAAAGAATATTATTCAAAGATATTTAGTATCGGTGGTGAATTACTTGGAAAAGTAAAAGATGGTATAGCAAGTGGAATATCTAAAATAGCAGATGTGGGTAAGAATTTAGTACAGGGATTATGGAATGGTATTAACAATGCTAAAGATTGGGTGCTTGATAAGATTAAAGGATTTGGTAAGGCAGTTTTAAATGGAATCAAATCATTCTTCGGAATACATTCACCATCAACACTATTTAGAGATGAGATTGGTAGCAATTTAGCTCTTGGTATAGGTGAAGGATTCGAAGATGAAATGGCAGATGTCACTAAAGATATCCAAGATGCATTACCAACTGATTTTGATCTAGGAGTAAATACAAATGTAAGTGGAATTGAAAACATTGATAACACTTATCAAAAAGATACAATGGTAGAAGCATTCAAAGAGGCATTAAGTGGAATGACATTCAAAGCATTTGATGAAACATTCGGAGAATTAGTAGTTGATAGAGTTGAAAAGGTGGTGTATTCATAATGTCATACATAATATGGAATGGAAAAAGAAGTACAGAAATAGATGGTTTGATTATTTGTGAATTACCACCTATAACAAAGCCTAAAATGAAAACATCAATAACCAAAATAAATGGTAGAGATGGAGATATCATAGAAGAACAGGGATATGAAAGTTATACGAAAACGATTAGCATAGGCTTAGCAAGAAATTATGATATTGATAAGGTGATGAAATACTTTACTGGAACAGGAGAATTAATATTATCAAATGAACCAGATAAAGTTTATAATTCGACAATATTCGACAAAATAGATTATCAAAAATTGATTAACTTTAAGAAAGCTACAGTTAAGTTCTACACTCAACCTTTTAAATATCTAAAAGATGAAAATGAGATAGTAGTAAATTGTAGTGTTGAAAACAATAAAGTTATTAACAACAAAGGATTAGAAATAGCTAAGCCAATAATAAAATTAGAAGGTAGTGGAACAGTTGAATTATCGATTAATGATATAAATATATTGAAATACACATTCCCAGATGGAGAAAGTGAAGTAATAATTGATAGTTTGAAAGAAGAAGCTTATCTAAATAGTGAATATAAAAATAGAAACATGAATGGAGTATTCCCAATTCTTGATCCTGGAAATAATACAATTACTTGGACAGGAAATTTAACCAAAATAAAAATACAACCAAAAAGTAGGTGGTTGTAATGATAAAAGTATATAGTGCAGATGAAAGACTATTTGATAATAATGGTCTTTTTATTATGCATCCAACAAAAGCTCAAATATACATAGAAGACAATGGTGACTATTACATTGATATTGAAACTACAATTGATGATTTTGAATATATTCAAGAAGGAATGATAGTTAGAGTAAATACAAGATGGGGTGAACAGGGTTTTAGATTAACAAATCCTAAAAGAAAGAATAACAAAATAACAGTTAGAGGTTATCATCTATGGAAAGACTCATCAAAATATGTAATAGTGGATTCTTATGTTGAGAACAAAGATTGTAACGATGCACTAGATCATATAAATAATGCATGTGAAACACCAACACCATTTATTACTACTTCAGATATATCAGATATAGCATCAGCTAGAATAATAAGAAAAAGTCTTGAAGAAGCGATAGCAATATTAGTAGATAAATATAATGGACATTTGTATAGAGATAACTGGACAATAGGAATTGTTAAAAATCTTGGTAGAGATAGACAAGCAGTAATTAAATATGGAAAAAACTCAACAGATATTGAAGCAACAGAAGATTGGGATAATGTAGTAACAAAAATATTGCCAGTAGGATACGATGGAATAACTCTACCAGAAAAGTTTTTGATAGCAGATATTCAATATGAAACACCATATACAAAAGTAGTTAAGTTCGATCAGGATATAGATGAAAATGATTACAAAGATGAATCAGGAGAAGTAGATAAACAAGCTTACAACAAAGCCTTAATAGATGACTTAAGACAACAAGCTATAGACTATTTAAATATCAATAAAGTATTTAGATGCAATTATAAAGTTAAAGCTAATATAGAAGGAATAATCGACTTAGGTGACACAATAACAGTAGAACATGAACGATTAGGAATCAATATAACAACAAATGTAATATCACTTAAATATGATTGCATTATGGATAAATATATCGAAGCCGAATTTGGCAATTTTAAGACCGAATTAAAGAGTTTAATAAAGACTATAGAAAGTAATACCCATGAGCAAGTATTAAACGGAAATGAAACGATTAAAGCAAAATTAGAAGATGAATTAGATACAGCAACTTCTAAGATATGGGGAACACTCGGAAATAGTTATGTTATCTATGAAGGAAGTCGAATACTAATAGTAGATAAACTACCAAAAGAATCAGCACAAAATGTAATGATGATAAATTCAGCAGGTATAGGTTTCTCTAATACAGGAATAAATGGAACATTCTCATCGGCATGGTTAATTGATGGGACTTTAGATATGCAAAATATTAATGTTATTAATATGACAGCATCATTAGTAAAAGGTGGAACTTTTAAAGTAGGATCAAGACTTAATGAAGCAGGTCGTATAGAAATATATGATTTATCAAATACATTGATAGGAACATTCGATGAAAATGGAATATGTGTATATGGAAAAGATGGAAGTAGAGTAGTTATTAATACAACAGAGTTCGCAGGATATGATTCTCAAAATAATAAAGTCTTTTGGATGAATGGTGATGAATTTCATATGAAGAAATCTGTAATAGAAGAAGAAATAACATTGTGTGGATTAGCAAGATGGTTAGGAATACAAACAACAGATAACACTGGAATAGGAATCGTTCCTTTAACATAGGAGGTATATATGGCAACAGTTACAATAGAAGGATCAAGAAATTTAGTATATGTAGATTTAAATGTATGGGAAGCAAGTTACGATATAGGTAGTAATACAAGTAATGTTTCTTACTCAGTAGTAATTAGAAAAGGAAGTAAAAGTTGGAATACTTCTTGGGCTGGTTGGGGGCAAAAGATTTATGTATCATATAGCATTCATGGTCATAATTATACAACTTACATTCCTACATATAACTATAATGGTCAAGTTCCACCAGGATCAACAATAGCATCAGGAACAATTAACAGTGTAGGTCATAATGCAGACGGATCATTGAGTATTGGATTCGGAATATCATTAACGGATAATGCAAATGGTAACAATAGTGGAAAATATTACACTCCAGGTAATGCATCATGGAAAGAATCATCATTATCATTAACAACGATACCTCGACAGGCTAATATGACAAGTGCTCCAGATTTTAATGATGAACAGAATCCTACAATAGGATATTCAAATCCAGCAGGTAATTCAGTTAGTAGTCTTCAAGCTTGTATTTCACTAACAGGATCGGCAGCAGATATAGGATATAGAGATATATCTAAAACAGGTAGTTCATATACATTTAATTTAACAGAAGCCGAAAGAAATGTTTTAAGAAATGCATGTACAACTAGCAACAGTAGAACTGTCGTTTTTTTTGTAAGAACAATAATAGGAAGTAATACTTTTTATTCGACAATAACAAAAACATTATCTATAACTAATGCATCCCCAACATTTAGTGCATCAAATGTTAGCTATAAAGATAACAATAGTACAACGGTAGGAATCACAGGAAATAATCAGAAATTAGTTCAAAACTTATCATCACTATTAGTAACAATAACAAGTGCCACAGCAAAAAAAGGTGCAAGTATTACTAAATATGAGTCAACAATAAATGGTGTGACTAAAACCATTACAAGTGCTGGAAATATAGATTATGGAGTTATTAATTCAGGAAGTAATTTAACATTAACAGTTAAAGTAACAGATAGTCGTGGAAATACAAATTCATGTACTAAAACTGTAACATTTCTGCCGTGGGTATTACCATCAGGAATAATAACATTGAAGAGAAAAAATAATTATGAAAATGAAACCTATTTAAAAGTTCAAGCATCATATTCAAGTATCGATTCTAAGAATACAATTACAATTCAATATCAATTTAAAAAGACTACTGAAAGCTCATATTCAACATTAGCAAATTTGAGTAATAATACACAAATAACATTGCAAAAGGATAAGGCGAGTGCATGGGATTTTAAAATAGTTATTAAAGATAAATTTGGAACTACTACATATAACACAATCTTGGCTAAAGGGCAATTCATATTCTTTGTTGATACAAAGAAATTATCTGTTGGAGTTAATTGCTTTCCTAAAAATAGTGAGTCACTAGAAATAAACGGATGTAGAGTCTTAGAATATGATGAAGTTTCGAGTTGGTGATTATGAGTAAAGCAATTCAATTTAAAAGGAATGGTGAAAACATTTATCCTTGTCCTTACTATCCAATAGGTGCTGTATATATATCAGTTGATTCTACTAATCCTGGAAGTATATTTGGTGGTACATGGGAACAAATAAAAGGAAGATTTCTATTAGGGGTTGGTCAACCGTCAGCAAATGGAGATAATGCTTGGGGAACTATTGGAAGCACAAATTATAATTCGGCATCAGGAACAACAGGTGGACAATCGGTTCATACATTAACCATATCTGAAATGCCAAGCCATGACCATAATATACTATGTGGTTATGGAGATATTGGATCACCAACGATGAGTACAGATGCATTAAGATATCAATATTGGGGTGGAAATAATAGAGGTTGGCATAATTTTTTAGTTCAATCAAAGGGGGATAATATTGCCCATAATAATATGCCTCCATATTTTGCAGTTTATATGTGGAGAAGAACAAAATGAGTAAAGCAATACAGTTTAAAAGAAACGGAGAAAATATATATCCATGTCCGTATTATCCAGTAGGAAGTATTTTTTTGAGTGTAAATAGTACAAATCCAGGAACGATATTTGGTGGAACATGGGAACAAATTAAGGGAAGATTCTTGTTGGGAACAGGGGCTAATGATGCAAATTCAACAGATTATTGGGGTGGAATGAGTGCAGGACAATATGATGCTCCAGCAGGGCAAAAAGGTGGAGAATGTAGACATCAATTATCAATTGGTGAAATGCCAAATCATTCCCATAATTATAATTCAGGTCGATGGTATTATGCAGAACGAGATGGAGGTGGGGATGTAATTACAAATCAATCAGGTACATCTTATATGTTTACAAGAACAACATCAAGTTCGGGTGGTAATCAGGCTCATAATAATATGCCACCATATTTATCTGTATATATGTGGAAAAGGGTGAGCTAATGAGTAAGTCTATTAGATTTAGAAATAATATTTATTTAGATAGTACATCAGTAACTCATAATAAAGAATTGCTTAGTTCTATATTGAATAGAAAACGATTAGAATGGAGAACAACAACATCAAGAAATTTTAATGATAATGACTTTATAACTCCTGGATTATATCCTTTAGGAACAACATATTCTAATGCTTTTACTTCAGGAACAATTTATGGAGTAATGATGGTTTTAACTAATGATGGTGGAATATGGAGAAAGACAGATACATCAAGTTGGTTATGGCAATTGATTTTTACAACAGGTGGAGAAATATATCAGAGAGTAGGTATAAATAGTAGTACACCAGGATCATGGCAAAAATTACATTAAATAGGAGGATAGAATGAAAAATTTAATAAGTGGAATAGCGAGTACATTACTGACAACAGTGGTGTACTTTTTAGGTGGTTTAGATACTGCATTAATAACATTATTGATATTCATAGTTCTTGATTACATTACAGGATTATGTAAGGCAATAGTGAATAAAAAAGTTAATAGTTTAATTGGTGCTAAAGGCATCGTAAAAAAAGTAGGTTACCTAATCATTGTAGCCGTATCAGTAAGACTAGATCAAATAGTTGGAGATACAGGAACTATAAGAAATTTGGTTATCTACTTTTTTGTTGCCAATGAAGGAATATCAGTTCTAGAAAATTGGGGTTCTATGGGGATGCCATTACCACCAAAACTATTAGAAGTTTTAGAACAAATTAAATCAGAGAAAGGTGGAGATAAACATGAGTAAAGAAACAGAAATCAAAGTTGTTAATTCAGAAGAAGAATTAGTAGAAGAAATGAAAAAAGAATTAACAGAAGAAGTTCCATTCGGAGTTACCGAAGAAGAACAATTAGAAAACCAAGTTACAAATGAGGAGGGAGAATAATATGTATCCAGTAAATACAAATAAACTAACAGTAACAAGTAAATTCGGTCCAAGAACTTATACTTATCAGGGAAAACAAGTAAGTGATTATCATAAAGGAATAGACTTAATAGGTGGTAGTGAAATCGTAGCATTTGCAGATGGAGTAGTAACAGCCACTTGCAATAAAGGTGAGCAATATGGTCAAGCATGTTATGTAAGAATTAAACATAGCAATGGATGGCAAACATTGTATTACCATTTAAAGTCAGGATCAGTATGTGTAAGTGTTGGTCAATCAGTTTCCAAAGGACAAAAACTAGGAATCATGGGTGCAACAGGAGTAGCAACAGGAGTACATCTTCATTTTCAAATTGATAAAGGCAGTAGCTCAACAGCAATTGATCCATATGATTATATCTTTAATGGAAAAGAATTAGTACCATCAACAAGTGTTAAAAAATCAAATGAAGATATAGCTACAGAAGTAATAAGAGGTGACTGGGGAAATGGTCAAGAAAGAAAAGATAGACTAGCAAGTGCAGGATATGATTACAGTGCAATTCAATCAATAGTAAATGCTAGATTAAGCGGATCATCAAAACCATCTGCACCAACTCAAAGGTATTACACAGTAGTAAAAGGTGATACATTATGGGGAATAGCTAAAAGATATTATGGAAATGGAAGTAGATATCCAGAAATAGCTAGAGCAAATAATATTGCAAATCCTGATATAATTCACATTGGACAAAAACTTTTAATTCCATAAGAAAAGGGCAACCTAATCGTTGCCTTTCTTTTTTTTGCCGTAAAGTTGATCCATTATTTTCTCGAGTTCTTGTAATTCATTACTATAGTTTTTTTCTATATTACAAATATGATTGTAAAGATTTTTTCTTCTTTGTTCCCAATCTTTATGTTTTGATTTGAAAATTTTGAATGGTTCATCTTTAAGAGTGTCTTCATATAGAATGTTATAGAATTTTAATTGCTTTTCATACATAGCAATAGTTAATTTGGTTTGATCTAGCTCATGAAATAACATTAACTCGATAAGCTTCTCTGACAATTCTTGGTCTTCTTTTTTCTTCATAAGGATACCTCCGTTTGTAAAGTTTTAAAGTAATATAATTATAACATTAAAATAACAATAATTTTTATCAAGTTTTCAAACAGTAGGTTTTTTACTTAAACGGTAAATTATAACTCTTCAATTTCTAAAGGTATTTCGTTTGTAATATTGATTTGATGTTTTGTTCGCAATATATGTTTAATTTTTTCATAGTCTAATTCAGTGCCCTCAAAATTACATAATGAGCATAAAGCAGAATTGACTTCTTGTTCCATCTTACATTCCCACATAGCATCCATTTTATAATAAGTAGCTATATAGAAAGCAACATAGTCATATAGAAAATTATCAATAACATATTTTTTAACAACTTTATTTGCAGGTAAAATAACTTTTATAAAAGTTTTTTCATCAATATCACTACAATCTTTTCTAATCATAAATCCTCCTATCGTTGTTGCATTGTAACTTAGTATTAAAAAAATATCAACGGTTATGAGAAAAAAAGATTTTATGTTATAATTATTTAGAGGTGGAGATAATGTTTAATAGTAATCAAATGCAACAAATGTATAATGAACTAAAAGCATCATGGGAAAAACACTTAAAAAAAGATAATGTTAAAATGCCATCATTAATGTCAGGTGGTAATTATACAATTAATTCATTAGTTTTAGTATTTTTATATAGTAAATTAAAACAAAAAGTATCAAAACAAGAATTAACTGAATTTTTAAAAACGATGGGAATTGAAAGTAATGATGTGCAACAAGCAAGACACTTAGCACAACAATCTGGATGGTATATTTTATCAGGAACTAGAGGAGATACAGAATGTAAGGAATACGATATTCAACCTGGTGAGTATATGTTAAAAACAATTGAAGAACCATATCCTTCATATAAACAAATGAAAAGAACAGAGTCATTAAATGCTGGTTCATGGGATGAATTAAAAAAGATGTATAATTATAGATGTGCATCATGTGGATCTAAAGAAAACGAACCTAATTTTCTTTATCCAGCATCTAAAACTACATTACAACAAGGACATAAAGATCCTAGTAAACCATTAACATTGGATAACACAATACCACAATGTCCTTTTTGTAATAGAGCAAGTAGAAATTATTTTGTTTTTGATAATAAAGGTAGAGTTGAAAAAATATATGATCCACAATTTGTGTTGAGATCAGAAAAAGATATACAACTAGAAATGTTAAAATTACTAATTGATGCAAATTTAGAGTTTGCAAAAAATTATATAGAAAATTAGGATAAATAAAAAATGCTAGGCTTCTTCGTCTAGCATTTCTTTTATTGTATTTCCAATTGCCTCACCTAAAATTGGAGGAACTGAATTTCCAATTTGAATATGAATATCAGATTTTGTACCTAAGAATTTATAATTATCAGGATAACTTTGAATTCTTGCTGCTTCTCTAGCGGTTAATCCTCTATTTAAGTATGGATGAATACATCTTGATGAAGAAATACAAGCAAAGTTTCTAGTAATTGTCATTCCAGGTTCATTTGCATTTAATCGTGCATAAGTATTGCCATAACCAGAAGTTGGCATATATTCCTTAGGCATTACATCTTCAACATCCCAAGCACTTTTTCCCATTGGAATATATTTCATCATGTTTTTTGCTTTATCATTATGTGTTGGAGGTTTGTGATTTACTAATTCAGTAGCACCATTTCTGATTTTCTTTTGAAATTCGTTAGTAGGTTTGTTAGTATATGTAGTAATTTCTTCTTCATCACTTTGTGGCAAATCACCAATAGCGTCCCAAAGCGTTAGAGCTTTCTTTAGTGTTGGATCACCAGTTAATGAGTGAGTTTTTTTAGGATATCTTATTTTAACATCTGTTCTTGTACCTATAAAAATTGTTCTTTCTCTTTGTTGAGGTACACCATATTCAGCTGCATTTAGTAAACGATATTCTAATTTATATCCGATTTCTTGAAATGAATTTAAGATATTTTCTAATACTTTTCCGCCTTCCATACTTAATATACCAGAAACATTTTCCATAACGAAAAATTTTGGTCTTATATCATTTACAATTCTTACATATTCTTTAAATAATTTGTTTCTTGGATCATCAATAAATCTTTTTCCAAGAGTAGAGAATCCTTGACATGGAGGACCACCAATTATTACATCAACATCATTCTTTGAATAGCCTGTATCTTCTAATAATTCATCTCCAGTAAGTTGTGCGATATCTTTTACAATATATTTAACATCAGGATGGTTAGCGACATAAGTTTTTCCAGCTGGTTCCCAAACATCGTTGGCACTTATAATATTAAAACCTGCATTGTGAAAACCTGTTCCAAGTCCACCAGATCCTGCGAATAATTCAACACAATTATATTGTTTTTTTGCCATTTGTACATCTATCCTTTCTTAATAATAAAATAAACTAATATTTCATTTTCATAGCAAATTAATTATAACATACTATTATCGTTTTTTAGTAATAGTTTCTCGATTTTATCGTAAAAATTTTCAATTTATGTTAAAATTATTTTGGGTGAATAAAAAATGAAGAAGTATAGTAGTAAT